GCGAAATATTACGGAAAACCACCAGGAGATTCAATTGATATCATTAACATCGCTATCAACGCTGTTCAAGCAAACAGGGTATTTTTTAAAGGATTCAAGAGAATCATTGAAAAGTCGGCTTGGTTCCAAGGAAAATACATACCAAAGGCTAACAGTATTGAATTTGATAAAGGAATAACGGTTCATTCAGGACATTCAGAAGCGGAATCCTGGGAGGGGTATAACGTAATGTTAGCCGTCCTTGACGAAATCTCTGGATTTGAATTAGAGAATACTACGGGTCGGCAAAGCCCCAAGACTTCTGCCGCTATTTATAAAATGTATAGGGCGTCCGTAAACTCTCGCTTCCCTGATTTTGGCAAAGTTATTATGCTTTCATTCCCAAGATTCAAGAACGACTTTATTCAGCAAAAATACAATGACGCGGTGGCAGAAAAAGAAACTATAATTAAATCTCATACGTTTAAGATTGATCCAGATCTTCCAGATGGTCATGATGGCAACGAATTTAAAATTGAGTGGGAAGAGGATCATATAGTTTCATATGCCCTGCCATATATCTTTGCCCTTAAAAGACCTACATGGGAATTTAATCCAACCAGGAAGATACAAGATTTTACAATTGCATTCTATGACGACCCGCTAGATTCTCTAATGAGATTTGCTTGTATGCCTCCAGAGGCTACAGATGCATTCTTTAAATCCCGAGAAAAGATAGAGAAGGCCTTTAGTAATCCTAAATTTGCTATAGACAATGGCGGGAGATTTGCAGATTGGTTTAAACCAGAAGAAGGACGCCAGTACTTCGTCCACGTTGACCTTGCACAAAAACATGACAACTGTGCCGTAGCAATGGCTCACGTTGAGGGTTGGGTCCAGATGAAGATCGCTGGCACAATGACAGAGGCGGCACCTAGAATTATCGTAGATGCTGTAAGATATTGGCAGCCAACATCTACCACTAGCGTCGATTTATCTGAAGTAAAAGATTACATAATAGAACTAAGAGAGCGCGGATTTAATCTAGGAGTAGTCACATTCGATAGATGGAATTCTCATGATATGATGCAGCAACTAAAGCATTATGGAATTAATACAGAACTATTATCAGTTGCCAAAAAACATTATGAAGATATGTCACTTTTGGTCACAGAAGAAAGAGTATATGGTCCTGAATTAAAATTGCTTATAGATGAATTGTTGCAATTAAGGATACGCGGTGATAAAGTTGACCACCCTAGAAAGGGTAGCAAGGACTTGGCTGACGCTGTATGTGGCGCGGTTTATAATGCAATTGCTCGCTCTAGAAGAGATGCGCTACAAGAAATCGAAATTTATTCGTATGACATGCTTGAACAAGATAGTGAAGAAGAGTTAAAATTAAGGATGGGTAGGAAACGTAATAGTGAATTAATAATTCCACCCGCTCTACAAAATGCTATTGACAGCATGGAAATAATTTAATATAGTAGTTCTTACGGGGCGGTGGCCAAGTTGGTGAAGGCGTCACTCTTATAAGGTGAAGATCGTGAGTTCAAGTCTCACCCGCCCTACGGTTACAGGCAGCAAACTTAGGATGGTTTAGTTACATAAATATATCCCGTTATAACGAGTCTGTCGGTTGAAAGCGTTGTAGTCGTTTCTAGCGTCTTTCGTGCAAGTGGGTTCGCCGCTGTCTGTAACTTACGGGATGTGGCGCAGTTTGGTAGCGCACCTGCTTTGGGAGCAGGGGGCCGGAGGTTCAAATCCTCTCATCCCGACATGGAAACATTATTTATATTAGGAGCAATATTACTATCTATAGAAATAGTTATGTTTGTTCTTTTAATGCGTCATGTAAAAAGAATAACAGGGCTTCTATCAGATCATAATGATTCTAATATAAAGCAGTCTGAGATAGAAGATAAGATCTTTATGTACCAAGAAAAAATTATTGAACTAGAAAATTTAAACAAGGGTTTAAGTCTAGATAATAAATTATTGCAAGAAAAAATATCTAAAATAAATAAACAAATGAAGCAAATAAGCGATCATTTTAAACCAAACTGATATAATTAATTTATGGAGGATTCCATGGAAACTGAAGTTCAGGAACAAACAAGGATTCTTACCAGAAGTGACAGGTGTGATGCACCTAAATGTCCCGCCCAGGCATGGGTAATAGCGAAGTTTGTTACGGGAGAATTGTACTTTTGCGGCCACCACTTTGATAAGTATGAGATAGGACTTATCCGTGACGCATATGATATTGTAGATGAGAGAGAATTTATCAATGCTAAATCAGAATCTTCTGCTTAGTAAAAAGGATAAAATAAAATTAGTGCGTGAGCGCGACGGCTTCTCTTGTGCAATATGTCAGAAAGATTTTAAAGTAAACTCAGATGTTACATTAGATCATTGGATTCCACGCGCAGCGGGGGGCTCAGAAGATATATCAAATTTAAGACTTGCTCATAAAAAGTGTAACGCATGGAAAAGTGATAGGATACCTAATGAAGATGGATCGATTCCTCCGCGCCCTCCAAGGGCTAATTATCAAGATCGAAGGCGGAGAAAAAGGGAGATACTAGAAAGTCTGTGTACTGATTGCTATGATGGCAGGCTTCTTTTAGAAGGTGAACTGTGTCCCTACTGTGGCACACCCGCTGGCCCAGAAGATTGGCCACATTGGGCAAAAAGAAGGGCTAATCTATGCAAGCATACTCCGCCAGAATGGTGCTGGGCATGTTCTATAGGTATAGTTGACCGAAAGCCAGTATTTTTGGTACTATTAGAAGGTGAATGATCCCAGATCGTCTAATGGCAGGACAGTAGACTTTGGATCTGCTTATCTAGGTTCGAATCCTAGTCTGGGAGCGGGAGGATAAAATGCCTTGGAAGATAGAAAGAAACTTTGGTGATTGTAATGGATATGCAGTTGTCAAAGAAGGAACGAACGAAATTGAGGGTTGCCATGCAACCCGCGCAGAGGCAGTAGCACAACAACGTGCGCTGTATGCATCTGAATCTAAGAAGAATGTATCACAAGATCCTGGATCTATATGGGACGGGACATTTATTGAAAAGGGATATAATTGACACGCGATAAGGTAATTGATAAACTAAAAGCCAAGAAACTGAAGAATAACGTAATGTCTCCAGAAATTAGTTCTTTTATTGCTGGATGGAATGAAGCGTTGGATTTGGCTATCGAACTACTAAAGAAAGATTAATTATGAAGAAGATTGTTATTGCTGCTTCGATTTCTGCCGTAGCGTTGGTTGGATGTTCGTCACAATCAGCCAGTCCTGCACCAACAGTTACAGTAATTGAGCAGGCCCCCGCGCCACAACCATCAGTAGATGACCCACCTACACCATCAACAATGAGTAATGAAGATCTGTATCTTTTGGGAATCAAGTCAATGAATAATCCCATTTTAAACATTGCAACAGATCAAGAACTACTTAATATGGGCTACTCTGTCTGTGATGCATTGAATGCTGGATACACAGTTGATGATGTTATTGCGTATATGGCTGTTCAGATGGCTGGAGAGGGAATGACTTCTGATACTGAGATAGAAGCAGTAGGCTATATTATTGGAGCGGCAGATACCGCTCTGTGCCCAGGAACTAATAAATTTTAGTTCCACCCGCGAGTGTGGTGTAGAGGTAACACAACTGCCTTCCAAGCAGTTATCGCCAGTTCGATTCTGGTCACTCGCTCCACGCCCCAGTAACTCAGAGGATAGAGTGTCGGACTTCTAATCCGTTGGTCGCAGGTTCGAATCCTGCCTGGGGCGCGTGAATAAAATATGCCACAATTGTAAAGAAGAAAAGCCTTTAGAAGAATTTTTATTAACTCCCGGCCAAAGGGTAGGGGCTAGAGGAATTTGTTCTGATTGCTTCAGGGCCAGATAGTCCCCAAGGTGGGGAAGCGGTCTGTAAAACCGTCGCCGTAGGCATGGTTGGTTCGATTCCAACATCTGGCACTCATGGCGTGTGGCGCAATGGCAGCGCAATCGGCTGTTAACCGATGGGTTGTAGGTTCGAATCCTACCACGCCAGCAATGATATAATATAATTATGTAACTTTATGATGAACTAACACGATATGGATAAGTTCTGGAAAGGAATGTTTTTTTAATGAATAACGTAATCACTACCGACACAATTAAGCAGGGGGGCGGGGGGATTACTAATCCAGAACATGCTGACGGGAAAATAAATATTGGA